GAATGCAACGATTGTATCGAACGGTGGAGTACAATTCTGGGGCAATAGACAAGCCTTTTATGGAGACGTATTCACCGCCGATCCGAGACGAATCATTCTTCAATGGATTAAACAACCAGCTGCGCAAGATTGAGTTTAACTGTAATTTGGCCTATGGAACACTTTCAGACCCGAATAACACGGACAAGACGGCAGAGGAGATCAGAGCCAGCAAGCAGAGGTCTTATTCATTTGTCAGTGATTGTCAGACGGCTCTACAGAACGCGCTGGAAGATCTGGTGGACGCTATGTGCTTCTGGTGTGATGTGTATGGTCTGGCACCGTCAGGCTCCTGCAATACATCATTTTCTTGGGATGACAGCATCGTTGTGGATGCAGACAAGGAGCGAGATCAAGATCGTCAGGATGTGGCAATGGGAGCTATGCAGTTGTGGGAATACCGTATGAAGTGGTATGGAGAAACAGAAGAACAAGCAAAAGTAGCTGTTCAACAGCCGGCAGAGGTGATTGAATGACGCAGGGCGAACTCGAACAGATTCCACAGCCATTTGTAGAGCTGATGTCTGATCTGGAGATGCGTATCGAGCGCATCAAGGCGAATGGCTTTTCTCCAGCCTCTGCCGACTGGGAGATCTCCAGACTGCAGCAATTAGGTGAGTCAGAGGAGCAGATCCGAAAATGGATTAAAGAAACTCTTGAGAAGACAGATGACGAGGTGGATAAAATTTTCTCAGATGACGTGTACCGCGAGTATTACGGTCACGATCGGGAGTATCAGGTATCCGGCTTCGAGCAGATTCCACTCGAACAGAATGTTCAGTTGCTTCAAGTGATTGAGGCATCAAAACGTCAAACCAAAGACACATTCAAGAATTTGACTGGTTCAACAGGCTTTGCAATCCGTGATCCTGCGACAGGCAACATTATGTATTCGCCCACGATGAAGTTCTACCAGCAGACATTAGATGCAGCCATAATGGACATTAAGTCAGGTGCATTCTCTTACAACACAGTGCTTCAACGCACAATCAACATGATGACTACATCAGGACTCAGATGGATTGATTACGACTCAGGTTGGCACAATCGAGTGGATGTGGCAGCCAGAAGGGCAGTCATGACCGGTTTCAGACAGGTGCAGGGCAAGATCAATGAGCAGGTAGCAGAGCAGCTTCAGACGGACACATACGAGGTTACATACCATGTCGGAGCGCGACCAACGCATCAGCCGTGGCAAGGTCGAGTCTGGACGATGCAGCAATTGATTGATGTATGTGGGCTGGGAACTGTTACCGGACTACATGGGGCCAATTGCTATCACGATTACAAACCATTTATTCCTGGAGTATCCGTTCGTACCTACACGGATGAGCAGCTTGACCAGATGATCGCAGAGGAGAACACTCCGAAAGAGTATCTGGGCAAGAAGTACACCACATACGAGGCACTTCAAGCACAGCGAAGAATGGAGACGCGGATGCGAAAGACCCGTCAAGACATCCGCCTGATGCAGGACGGCGGCGCTGATCCACAAGACATTGTGCTGAAAAAAGCCAAATATCAAGGACAAATGCAGACCTACAAAGCGTTTTCAGAAGCAATGGAGCTTCCAGAGCAGATGGAGCGAGTGTATCAAGATGGACTGAGAGGTAAGTTTACACCGACAAAATCAGAAAAAATTCGGACAGAGGAAAAGACTCAAGCAAAAGAGACAATCCGAGAACGAAGGGCACATAATACGCAGTTTGCTCAACGTTTTGAGGATTATAATTTGGATGCTAAAGATACGATTACAACTAGAAAATTGATGAATAATTTGAATAGGACAGAAATTGGAAGAAGTACAGTTGAATATCTTGTAGAGCATCCAGAAATTAAGGTCTATATGTGTTATGGTGTTGATCATGAATCGGGAACAAGAGGATATCAGGAGAAGAATGATATTATGATTTTTGCTTCGGAGACAAAAACAGTTCAAGTGACTGCTGAAACATTGATTCATGAAATTACTCATCATAAATATAATATTGGTGAATCACAATGGGCTGAAAGTGTTTGTTTTGCTCAGGAATTAAAACACAGAATGGGAAAAAGTCAATTGACAGTTTCTGAGCTAAGAAATATAATAAAAACAGTAAAAGAATTGTATCCTGAATTGCCATGGAGGTATAAAAGTGAATCCTAAAGAATTTAATGAAAGATTGCTCCGTTTGCGGAAAGGAGAAAAAGTTCCTTGCAGACATTGTGAAAAGGGAATAATGATTCCTGTAGGTGATTACAAAACAACAAAATGTTTCCACTGTGATAAGTGTGGAGTGAGATTAAATATTGATTGATACCACCAGTTGAGAGGCCGGTGGTATTTTTGCGCCCATTTTTTAGGAGGAGAGGATAACTGTGAGAACATCCACTATTGTATCAATTATGTTGGGAATGTTTATATATCTGATATGGGAGAAATATCGAAACCGTTAACAAGCACGCAGCAATGCGTGTTATTTTTATGCTTTTTTCGCCGCCGGACAGGCGTTAAACAGCCGAAGACTTCGCGGCTCACACGCGTAAAAACAGGAGTAGAAGAAAGGACAGAAACATGAAAAGAGAAGATTTAACAGCAAAGGGACTGACAGCAGAGCAGGTCGATTACGTCATGGCCGAGTATGGTAAGGAGCTGAATCCGATGAAAGCGGAGAGAGATTCTTACAAGGCACAGCTTGACACTGCTCAGGCATCCTTAAAGGCAATGGAAGGCATCGATGCAGCTGGTCTTCAGACAAAGGTCACAGAGTTAACCAATCAGCTGAAGGGAAAGGACACGGAGATCGAGAAGATTCGCTCTGATTATACTTTTGATTCAGCAGTCAGAGATGCGATCCGAAAGGCATCCGGACGCAATGAGAAGGCAATCATGGCATTGCTTGACATTGATACCTTAAAGGCATCAAAGAATCAGGCACAGGACATTACAGCAGCACTGGATACCCTAAAGAAAGACAATGATTATTTGTTTCAGGCTGAAAAGAAAACACCGCATGTGGTTTCAGTAACCTCTGGCATTAATCCAGAGGCACAGACAAAGAGAGAGCAGGCAAACGAAGCTTTGAGAAGTCTGCTCGGAAGAGGAGAGTAAAATGCCAGTTAATATTACAAACAGAGCCGACGCGGAGGCGATTATCCGCGAACAGATTGTATCAAACATTTTTCAGGACGCACCGAAGCAGTCCGTATTTATGAGTATGGCCAGAAAGCTTCCAAATATGACATCAAATCAGACCAGAATCCGTGTGCTTGATTTCCTTCCAACTGCATACTGGGTAAACGGCGATACAGGAATGAAGCAGACCACCCGACAGGCATGGGATAACGTCTATATCAATGCTGGAGAGCTGGCTGTAATCGTTCCGATTTCAGATGCCGTACTTTCAGATGCAGAGTTTGATATCTTTGGTGAGATTACTCCACGCGTTATGGAGTCAATTGGTCAGAAGGTAGACGCAGCTATTATTTTTGGAGATAACCGTCCAGCCGAGTGGGACTTAGACTTGATCTCTCGTGCAAGACAGGCAGGCAACAATGTAGCGCCTACAGCAGGCAAAGACTACTATGATTTAATTTTAGGCGAGAATGGAGTCTTCGCAAAGGTGGAGAACGATGGCTATGGTGTATCTGGCGCGTTGGCACCGATGAACTTCAAAGCAAATCTGCGTGGTCTTCGTGATACAACTGGACAGCCGATCTTTAAGAGTAATATGCAGGAAGTGGCCAGATATTCTCTGGATGGCGCGCCTATTACATTCCCGGAAAACGGTGCTTTTTTCCCTAATATCGCACAGCTGATTGTAGGTGATTTTAGCCAGGCAGTATATTCTATTCGTCAGGATATTACAGTAAAGATTCTGGATCAGGGCGTTATTCAGGATCCAGACACGAAAGAGATCATCTATAATCTGGCACAGCAGGATATGACTGCACTGCGTATTGTATTCCGCATGGGCTGGGCGCTTCCAAATCCGGCAACTCGTTTAAATGAGGACCGTACCGGTTGTCCATTTGCTTATCTGGAGCCAGGAACACCGACACCAACTCAGAAAGTTACCTTCACAGTAACCGATGGGGCTAAAGAAAGTCCGAAGGCACGTAAAGGAGCACGTATCAATGTAGAGGGAGCAATCCTCACAACTGATGATAATGGTAAGGCAGAGTTCAATCTGCGTCCAGGAACCTATACGGCGAAGATCTCTCTTAAGGGATGCGTATCGGTAACAGAAACTGTTGTTGTAGACGCAGCTGCTGTCAATAAGGCGATTACACTTGCAACACAGTCCTGATCAGGAGGAAATTATGTACGCAGATTATGAATTTTACACATCTGGATACCTGCTGGGGAAATCCCCAGTAGTACCAGAGGAATCTTTTTTGTACTGGGAACGCGAGGCAAGAGCGCAGATTGACCGCTATACCTTTGAAAGAGTCAAATCTATGCCGGAGCCACCAGAAGAGGTTAAGCTGTGTACCTGTGCTGTGGCAGAGGTACTGTATCAGGCAGATAAGGCTAAAGCCGAGCAGCAGGAAAGCGGCCTGGCAGGTCCATTAGCATCCTGGTCAAATGATGGTCAGAGTGGAACGGTAGATCTGTCAAATTCAACGCTGACTGAAACTGGAAAAATGAAGGAGGTGCGGCGCCTGATCGCGCAGTACCTCTGTAACACAGGATTGATGTACAGGGGGTTAAAATGAATCCGAACTACTGTGATACGGTCACGATTTATAACAGGTTAAAAGCAGCTGACTCTCCAGATAAAAAGGAACACTGGAAGAAAACAGTGTTGAAGAACTGTAGCTATAACAGTGCGATGATTCGCTCTCCTGGCGGAAATCAGCAAACCTTTCTGCAGATGGATAATCGGCCAGAATATACGGTGAGGATTCCAAAGAGCAATGACTATCGCCCGTATCACGAATGGAAACAGGATCAAGTTGGATTTACCTTATCTGCAGGTGATCTTGTAATAAAGGGACACTGCCAAGAGGAGATCGATCAGTCAACCAATAACATAACAGTGGTGATGCGAAGATATACACCAGATGCCTTTATCATCAGTAAAGTTGTGGATAATACCAAGCATCTGGTGGACAAGCATTACCGAGTGGGAGGCTAATAATGAAGGTTACTTTTGACTGGACAAGAGTGAAAAGTAAAATCGCAGAGGATGTGAGCGGTTGCAGAGATCCACGGTGTCTGCTATTTCTGGCAAGTGAAGCAGAGCATCTGATGAATCCGTATGTTCCGGCAAGGCATATGGTTTTGTCTCAGAATGTCAGCGTCCATGCGGAAGGGGATCATGGAGTAGTGGAGTATAACTCTCCATATGCTCATTATCAATGGGCT